TAATGACGATCAGCTCCGCCATGTCCCTCATTGCTAACGATTGCCAGCGGCTTGCCGTCCACGTACAGATTCGCCTCAAAGTGGTGCGTTTCATAGCTCGACCATGCGGTGTATTTTATGCCTTTTAATGCGATGTTCATTTTATTATTTCTCCCATTCGATTGATATTGATCAAAATTAGTCCAACAGTACCATGTACGCTCTAGGCTCATTTTGGATAAACCAGTCTATCCCTGCCCGCACTTCTTTATATAATTCGGCTTGCACTTTAGTGCTGGTGGATTTTTCCGCCATCATGCTTGATCCTATGATAACATCGTAGATCGCAACGGCATCAGCAGGTATAGTCACGCTATCCCCGCTGAAAATATTCTGCACTGTCTCCGGCTCAGGGCCAATTGCACAGTCAAAAGGTGGTTTTCTGCCAGTCATTTTATTATTTCCCCTTTCTTTTTTGTGGTATGTTTTTAAAGCCTAGTATTTTTTGAGCTTTACGAGATACCGGTTTAATGAGTTTAACCTTGTGTCCATCTTCGTTTTTATAGACGTACATTGTTTTCATACCTTCCTCAGTGGGTTAAAAATACGACCGGCTTTGAAGCTTGCCAGCATAGGCCACACGCGCCACAATCTGGCGCAAGCGTTGGCTCGTTTTTCTTGGCAAGCTTGCCAGTCTCTTTACTGATTTGCGTAGGACAGAGAAAGGCTTGTTTATCAGCTAACAAGTCATTGCTTCGACTATCGTCATTGGATAATGCTGCAAAGCTATCCGTATATGAGCCGCTAAACCTAACCGCAAAACGTATGCCACAAGCCAAGCGTAACGAAAGCAGAGCCTCGCCGATGGCGCGTTCTCTGCTGTCAATCGCGTCATATTGGTTTGCAGTGTATCCATAGACATTCAAAGCCGGAAACATACCAAGCCATTTCGCCCACGCTGCAACATATGCAACGGAATAAAAATCACCTAAAACGTGAAGCCTTAACAAAAAGCCTTCTGGATATTTGGCTTGATAATAAGCAAGGTCTAATTCTATTTGCGCTAGCAATGAATTGTCGCCAGTGTACCTCGTCGCGTTCATCATATTATTTCCGTAACAATCGTCCCAATGAATGCAGGACGCTGGACAAGTGGCTCGTTCTTCTAATGTTAGCGTAAAAATGGGGAAGCCTTTCAATGGGCCTTTAGTCACACGCTTCCCAAGCTTTACGTTTGTACTCTTTTTGATCGCGCGTTCTGTCTTTGCCATTCCATCCGCAACGGATTTGACACGCAACGAATGATAGACAGACTTGCCAGATAAAACAGCCATTTGTGTCTTGCTCAATGGTTTCATAACTCACATCCCCGCTTTCATGTTTGCGCCTACCGTATCGACACAATAATAAACAATCTTGTGAAACAAAGTTAAGCCATGGCGATAGTCCCTAGAAAAACGGAAGCCGGTTAGCTTCATGGCTGGAGTTAGTATTGTTGCGGCTAGTTTTCTCATTTTTTATACCTTTCAATTGTTGGTGTGGTTTTCTTATAGGTCTTCCGTTTCGACGTGCTGCTGAATTTTATATCCAAGAGCTTTGATTTTGGCGATTGTGTCGCGTGTCAAGGTCTTTGTTCCTGCTATCTCGGCGAAGATTTGACTATGTTCGCACGCAGGGTAGATTGCTTCGTTCCCAAAGTTATTTTTTATTTCCACTTTGATGATCATTTTTTTGTCGCTTTCATTTTGCGTCACAATTAAGTATATCCATCTTATGCCATGTATCAAGTGCAGAGTCAACATCATTCGTATCATTTTATGGGATTATTTTACGGGATTATTTTACGGGATTATTCCACTACCCAGAGCGACTTGGGAACGATGTCTAACCGACCAGATTCTGAAGATGGTTAAGGCGTTCTGTAGAAAAGCAGAGAAAGGAGGCTCCGGTAAGGTGGCTATCAAAGGTCTTGGGCAACGTCTAAATGACAATCTGCCTTTCTCCCCCTGTTGGTTGTAGAGGAGGGCGTGTATAGTGTTTTGAACCTATAATCATGGCTATCTTTGCAGCCCCTCACGCATTACCCCTATGGTGGGTACAGAGGAGTCCCTTTATATTAGGAGTTACTATGGCTGATGAAACTTCGTTAGCGTCTCTTATTCCAAACCCCAAGCCCGCATGGCTCCTTCGGTCCATGGACCGTGATGCGCCAAGCATGAGCAGTGGAGACATTCCAGTTCTTTTGGAGGGGTATGTGGCGTTCCCAAAGGTATGACATCTGCCATATGACGGAGGCCCTTCACTGTTAGTAGTGTACTGTAGACCTATTCTACTATGTAAAGGGGCATATGTCTGAATATTGTTGTTCTTTTCAGGGAGTATATCTTTGCTTAATGCCCCTGACGAAGTAATGCGTGAGATACTGGCCTTGGAGCAGGCGAGGAAGAACCTCGCAGTAAGGGAGAGGGCTCGTGAGTCCTTTATGGTCTTCGCCAAGCATGTCTACGAGGGTTTTATAGAGGGGTCCCACCACAGAAAGGTGGCGGAGAAGTTTGAGAAGTTGGCCGTGAACCCTGGTTCACGGATCATTATCAACATGCCCCCAAGACATACTAAATCTGATTTTGCATCCTATTTGTTACCGGCATGGTTAATTGGCAAGAACCCTGCACTAAAGATCATCCAGACCACTCATACGGCGGAGCTGGCGGTACGGTTTGGCCGCAAGGTCAGGAATCTTATGGAACTGGATATTTACAAGGAGATATTTCCAGAAGTTGTGTTACGTGCGGATTCCAAGGCTGCCGGACGCTGGGAGACGGGTCAGGGTGGGGAGTATTACGCTGCTGGTGTAGGTGGCGCTATTACTGGACGCGGTGCGGATTTGCTCATTATTGATGATCCTCATTCTGAGCAGGATGCACTCTCCGATTCAGCTTTGGACAACGCCTATGAGTGGTACACCTCCGGTCCCCGTCAGAGGCTCCAGCCAGGGGGGTCTATAGTTGTAGTTATGACACGGTGGTCCCTCAAGGACCTGACCGGAAAGTTACTAAGAGCCCAATCCTCCGATATTATGTCCGATCAGTGGGATATTATAGAGTTCCCTGCGATATTGCCCAGCGGCAATCTGCTGTGGCCGGAGTTTTGGCAGAAGGACGAGATATTAAGGGTCAAGGCTTCGTTATCTCTTGGTAAGTGGAACGCCCAGTGGCAACAGAACCCTGTTGCCGAAGAAGGGGCTATTATAAAGAAGGAGTGGTGGAACAAGTGGGAGAAGTCGGAGATACCTCCTGTCAGTTACATCATACAGAGTTACGATACGGCGTTCTCGAAGAAAGAAACAGCGGATTACTCCGCTATTACCACTTGGGGCGTATTTCATCCCAAGATTGATGGCCCCGAGAACCTTATCCTGATGGATGCCAAGCGCGGCAGGTGGGATTTTCCCGAGCTGAAGGCTCACGCGCTGGAGGAATACAAGTATTGGGAGCCTGATATGGTGTTAATTGAGGCCAAGGCCAGTGGTACGCCGCTCACGGACGAATTACGGACGATGGGCATCCCCGTTGTGAACTATACCCCCTCTAAGGGGAGAGACAAGCACACGAGGATGCATATGGTGGCTCCTATCTTTGAGTCTGGCAAGGTCTGGGCACCGGAAAAGCGTTTTTCGGAGGAGGTCATAGACGAATGTGCCGCATTTCCTCATGGAGATCATGATGATTACTGCGATAGTATGTCCATGGCGCTTATTAGATACCGTAAAGGAGGCTTTCTGCGTCTTGACAGTGATGAAGAAGAGGACGAGATTATATATCGTCCTCAAGTCCGGCAATATTATTAGGAGTTTCCATGAAAGAATGGATTATGGGTCGTGTACGGGAGCCCTCTACGTATGCAGCGGTTGCCATTGGCTTGGTTGGCGTGGGTGTTCTGTCGGGTAACTTCTGGATAGTAATATCTGGTATGGTTATAGGTGTCGGATCATTTGTCCTGAAGGAGAAGGGTGTCATTTAAGATGATTGCTTCGCTGATACCAGCACTCTTACCCGCTATAACGGATGTTATTGGACGATTCCTGCCCGAGGACAAGGAAGCGCGAGCCAAGGCCGAGAGAGAGATAGAGCAGCAGTTAGCAACTCACTTGGCCAATATAGATCTGGCCCAATTAGATATAAACAAGACGGAAGCCGCACACAGGTCCGTTTTTGTAAGCGGATGGCGGCCATTTATAGGCTGGGCCTGCGGTGTGTCCCTTGCGTGGTCATACGTTGTGCTGCCTATCTTGCAGTTCATCCTGTCCCAGACAGGTTATCTCATAGACCTACCGGCATTGGATATGTCTCAGATGATGCCCGTTTTGATGGGTATGCTAGGTTTGGGGGGACTTAGGACCTTCGAGAAGTTCAAGGGGGTAAGTAAATAATGGCTCAGGAACCCGTATCACTTCTTGATAGCGTAATGCCTGCCCAAGGGATGCCCCTTGGGGGTCTGGCTGGCGGCGATGACGAGGGACTTGACATAGAGGAGATATATTTACCTGACGAGGAGGGCGTTGAGGAGTCCTTTATGGACGAACTCGAAAGTATGGCCGAGGAGGAACTTCTGTCGCAGCCTGACGCCAATCTTGCAGAAGCTATGGACGAACGAGACCTGATGGACATTTCGTCGGAGTTGCTCGGATATGTTGAGGACGACAAGAGCGGACGACAGGAATGGGAAGACGCTTATACTGAGGGTCTGGGGCTCCTTGGCATAAAGTATGATAGCAGGGAGGAACCTTTCCGAGGCTCCAGCGGTGTAACCCATCCTATTATCGCGGAGGCAGTTACCCAGTTTCAGGCGCAGGCGTATACCGAGCTTCTTCCTAGCTCCGGCCCTGTTCGCACTCAGGTCGTCGGAGTTGCGTCCCCTGAGGTAGAGCTACAGGCACGTCGGGTGCAGGAGTTCATGAACTACCAGATCATGAATGTGATGGACGAATATGACCCGGAGATGGATCGTCTTTTGTTCTACCTCCCCTTGGCGGGGAGTGCCTTCAAGAAGGTATATTTTGATGACATCCTTGACAGGGCTGTCTCACGGTTTGTCCCTGCGGATGATTTACTGGTTCCCTATAATGCCACCGATCTAAGTTCTGCTTCCCGTATTACCCATGTCATTAGAATGAACACGAATGACATTCGCAAGTTCCAGTCGGTTGGTTTCTACAGGGAGGTTGAACTTTCCCCCTACGATGACGAAAACGAGTTGAGGGAGAAAGAACGTAGCTTGATGGGTGTTGAGAAGACGGGAGGGGACGAGCAGGACTGCACCATACTGGAGGTGCATACCGATTTAGACCTTCCCGGTTTTGAACATATGGGCTCAGAGGATGATGAACCCACCGGCATCAAACTCCCCTACATTGTTACTATTGACGAAGGCAGCTCGAAGGTTCTGTCCATCCGCAGAAACTGGAAAGAGGGAGACGGGTTCTATCGTAAGGTTCAGTATTTCTCCCATTACAAGTTTCTACCGGGTTTAGGGTTCTATGGCTTTGGCCTTCTTCATATGATAGGCGGCTTGGGGAGATCGGCCACTTCTATACTGAGGCAGTTAATAGATGCTGGGACTCTTGCTAACCTTCCTGCTGGTTTTAAGGCTCGCGGTATTCGTATCCGCGATGCTGATGAGCCTCTCTCTCCTGGCGAGTTCCGCGACGTGGATGTCCCTGGCGGCGCTCTTAAAGAAAGTATTCTTCCGCTTCCATACAAGGAACCCAGCCAGACGCTGATGCAGCTTCTTGGTTTTGTGGTGGATGCGGGACGTAGATTCGCGGCTATTACTGATATGCAGGTGGGAGATGGCAATCAGCAAGCTGCGGTAGGAACAACCGTCGCTCTCTTGGAGCGTGGTTCCAAGGTGATGTCAGCCATACACAAAAGACTGCACTATGCACAAAAACAAGAGTTTAGGATGCTGAGTCGTGTGTTCGCTGAATCACTACCTCCGATGTACCCGTATAATGTGTACGGAGCGGAATCGTCTATCAAGCAGACGGACTTTGATGACCGAGTAGATGTTATCCCCGTTTCGGACCCAAACATTTTCTCGATGTCTCAACGACTGGCCTTGGCTCAGACGCAGCTTGAGCTTGCCCAGAGCAATCCACAGATGCATAACCTGTATGAAGCCTATCGCCGTATCTATGAGGCCGTAGGGGTGCAGAACATTGAGGCTTTGTTACCAACCCCGCAGCCTCCCCAGCCAATGGACCCTGCAATAGAGAATGCCAGATCCATCCTTCAAGAGACATTACAGGCGTTTCAGGATCAGGATCACGATTCCCATATAATGGCGCATATTATTTTTATGAAGACTCCTGTCCCGTCGTCCACACCACCTATACTCGCACTTCTTCAGGCGCACTTATGCGAGCACATAGCGTATAAGGCGAGAGGTGCGGTGGATGCTCAGATGAGGATGCTTAGGGCGCAGAGCCAGCAGATGGGTATGCAACAATCTCCAATGGGACCTCCAATGGGTATGCAACAACCTCCAATGGGACCTCCAATGGGTATGCAACAACCTCCAATGGGACCTCCAATGGGTATGCAACCTCCAATGCAACCTCCAATGCAACCTCCAATGGGTATGCAACCTCCAATGCAACCTCCAATGGGTATGCAACCTCCAATGCAACCTCCAATGGGACCTCCAATGGGTATGCAACAACCTCCAATGGATGTGGAGGGTCAGGTGGCCACACTTATAGTTCAATATACGAAGGAAGTCATGACGGCTCTGATGCCCCCGATGGAGGGACAGGTAGACCCGCTTGTACAGCTACGGTCTAAAGAGCTGGACATTAAGGCCACTGATATTCAGCGGAAATCGGAGGAGTTCGCCGTTAAGCAGGATTTCCAAGAGCAGAAGGAGGGCGAGCGCCAAGGTCTCGTGAGGGAGAAGATGGACTCCCAGGAAGATATTGCACTTCTTAGAGCGGAAGTAAGCCGCGAGCGTATGGAACAACAAGACAGGAGGACGTAACAATGGCGAAGTTGCCTAAGGTCTCGGTAGCCGAGCTTCCGACATTAGAAAAGGCGCATAAGAAACGCGAGAGAAAAACGAAGTATGCGGAACTGAAGAATATCTTTTCTGTCGAAACGCCCAAGAAAGTGGAATATCTGGTGGAATACTTAAAGGACAATGATGGAACCTTAGAGACTGGTAGAACCCTCAAGGTTTAAGACACTGATGACAAAAGTTGAGGGGCATTATCTGAAGGATGGCAGGAAGCATAGCGGTGCAATGCATACCATGCCCGGCGGCGGTCTACATACGGGGGCGAAGCACACTGACGGCAGCAAGAAAATATATCACTACGCGGAGCTACCTTCCGCAGCATCAAAGAAGAAGGCTAGGAGAAGGTCTAATGCGAAATAATGTATCTGGGAAGAAACACGGTTATAAATTGGGGGGACTTATAAAGAAAGAAAAGAAGATGGACGGCTCCGAGGATATGATTGCCGAGAGCACAGATACTGGCTGGGCGGAATCTATAATGAACCGTGGTCATGGGGGCACTATTATGCTCATGAGCCTCGGTCGTATTCCTCGGATGTGCTACCACAGGGAAGAAAGACCAGAGGATAGTAATTTGATACAGGGCACCGATAGTCAGGTTCGTGCTCGTCACTTTAATAACAATGACGGAAAGGGAACATTCTGATGGATACAGAAGACGACGGCTCTAACGATGACCCTACAGTAGACGAACTTGGCTATACTACCGACCCAACCGATTCTAAACCACGCGGCCCTATCAAGTATTCCAAGGGCGGCTCCGTTCATGGACGCATCCCCAAGAACGAGTGCGGGCATAAATTCAGTGGATTATACTAGTACATGGCCGACCCAACGACATTTGCATACTGTTTGTTAAAAGCTATCCAAGGTCGCATAGAACTAACACAAGATTCTATCCTTCACGGTAGCCCTAGAGACATGGAGTCTTATAAATACCTTATAGGGGAACTGAAGGGACTAGAATTTGCAGAACAGGAGATAAAGGATCTCCTGCAATCCTCGGAGGATGAATGACAAAGACACTATACGTTCCAGAGAGTGTTCTGGATTCGCGGAAGAAGCAGAAAAGGCAGAAGGAAGGCACCATAGATACTCTAGTTGGTGCCTATGTACCTTCCCAAGACAGGGTGCTTGATCCTGCACTTTTATCGAAGAAGCTGAAAGAAAGACTGCCAATGCCCACGGGCTGGCGACTTCTGGTAATGCCGTATAAGGGCAAGGCCACAACGGGAGGGGGTATTCATATTCCCGATGCCGTTCGTGACAGAGAAGCTCTAGCTACAGTGGTAGCCTATGTATTGAAGATAGGACCTCTTGCATATCAGGACCCTAATAAGTTTGGCCCCAATCCAG